CGAACGGGCATCGTAACGAACGGGCGTCGCCTCCACCCAGCCGGTGATCACCAGCTCATCACCAATCAGCACCTCCACTTTTGAACCGTTTTTAATGCGCGGCTGAAGCGTGGTAATCCCCTCATCTCCCGGCCACTGGCGGGTGATCTCCACACTGAAATCCCGCGCCAGCCGTTCAATACCGGCACCGATGCGCACCGATGTCCAGCCATTCCACTCCCGGCCATTTACCCGTAGCGTGACATTGTCGTTCATTGCACTGGCACCTTCAGAGGGATCACCGGCACAAAGCCGGGATGCGTAATGGCATTACGCCGGATAATGTCCCCGTCACGCGCCGCGTTATCAAACCAGGTCGCCGCCAGCACCAGCGCGGGTAAAACCTCATCCGGTGTGCGCTGAATGATCCGTGCAGACTGTTCAAGGCGCGTGTTGATATCCGCATTCAGATCTGCTTTCACCCGGCGCAGCGCCAGAAACAGCGCATCACTGGTTGTACGGGACAACTCCTTATCAATTGCCGTATTCAGTGTGTCGCGAATGTCAGTCAGTTCTTCCCACGTCGGCAGGTCAACCGTGTTTTTCACCGCCGGTGCATTGTTCAGTGCCGGATGCGTGACGGAAGGCCAGCCAGTGCTCTGCGCGGGTGTTGTTGCCTGCCCCACTGCGGAATTCTGCATCACCGCGGAAGTTGTTGGCGCAGGCAATCGGGTAACGGCATACGCCGCTTCGCTGATTGCGGTCGTACGAAGGGTGCTGGCAACCACGTTACGCTGCTGCGTCGCCGTAGCGGTGGTTTTACTGTCCGTTTTCCAGACGCCGCGCGGTTGCAGATCGCTGCCGAGGCTGACACCGGAAAGCGTTTTGATCATGGTGACCAGGTCGCTGGCGTTACCATAAAGGCGTTTCCCGGTACGCCACATTTTCTGCACCTGCTCAACGAAATTTTTGCCTGACGATGGCGGCGGCAGAAGTACCGAGATATCCCCCTGCAACAGCCTGGCCGCATCCGATACGGCAGAATCCACCACTTTCATCGCATCAGAAACATACCCAAGCATTGTGCTGACATTACCAACGACGTCGTTCTGCACAAAATCCGCCACGCCATCGATACTGAAACCGCTGAAGCTGTCACTGATGCAGTCATCCAGTGCAGAACAGGATGACATCAGCGTCTGCGCCGTCGCCGCACCTGATGTGGGGTAAGAGAGCTCTCCTGCTTCGACAAACTTCAGGTCAAAGCGGACAATACGTCCTTCACTTTTCGATGTGCTGACCCGAACTTCCCCGTCAACACAGACTTTCAGCTCACCGTATGTCGGATGGACAAGCGTGCCGGGACCGGGTTTATTCAGCGCGTCAATCAGGCGATCGCGCTGGTCAAAGCAGTCATCTCCCACCACATAAGCCGTGATGGACGGGCGGAAAGTGATTTTCCCCAGGTCTTCGGTATAGGGTTTGTCGCGGTTCGGGTATTCGTGCGTTTCCACACGACGACCGGTTCCCGCACTTTCTTCTTCAACCTTAAACGGCACACCGCGAAATGACGCGTCCTGAAGTCTGTCTTTCCACGTCATATAAACTCCGTACATAAAAAATCCCACCGGAGTGGGACTCATTAACAGATTAATTTTTCATTACCTGCCAAAGCGCGTATAGCCAACATCATGGCTGACATCAAAACCGCTGGATCGCGTTTCCATAACCCGCATACCCGGAGGCGAATTCACAAAAGAGACCTTGATCTCACCATCAACTTTTGGCGCAGAAGCTTTGTTAATCATGAAGGGATTCGGGCCTGTGGCATCGGAGGCGTTGTTTGACTGAGCCAGATCTACCGCCGGATAAGGTGTGTATCCCCGCGCCGGTATTCCCGTCCCATAAGCATCATAAGCACCCGCGCCCCACTGCGCAGAGTTAATGGCATCGACCGTGTCACCGGAACTGTCGGTAAACCACTCAATAATTGGCTTCAGCTTATCCCACATATCCTGAAACCACTTAACAACCGGTCCCCAGTTATTGATCACCATCCCCAGCGGCGACCAGGCAAAAACCTTCTTCAGAAGTTCCCAGCCAGCCTCAAAATAAGGACCAATGGTTTCCCAGAGCTTCTTAAAATAAGGTCCGACAACATCCCAGTTAGTGATAATTAATCCCGCAGCCAGAGCAATCGCCGTCGCAATCATGCCAATCGGCGTCATCGACATGATCCTGCTGACAATACTGATGGCACTGCCCACGCCCATCAATCCCAGTTTCAGAATCGCAAGACCGGCAGCAAGCCCGACGACGCCGCGAATAACCCGGGGATTTTCATCCGCAAACTTCGTGAATTTCTCCCCCAACTCCCCCAGCCACTGCGTGATATTTTTGGCGTCACCAGAAAATGCGCCGCCAATAGCTGCAAGACCGTTAGTTGCGGTCCCCGTCATTGCCTCCCACAGGTTGGACAGCGTACCAAGCTGAGCCTGAACACGTTTATTCAGGCTGGCCTGTTTATTCATCTTCTGCTGGATCTGATCGTAGCCATCCTTTCCTTTATCGATTAGTGCATTGACCACCTGAAGGGTTTCGGCATCATCACCAAATATTGCCTTAAGTACACCGGTTCGCTTAACGTCGGTCAGTTTTCGCAGCTTTGCCAGTTGCCTGAACATGTTATCAAGACCGCCAAAACTCCCTTTGCCATCAGTAAAATCGAGCTGTACCCCGAGTTTCTGGCGGGCCATGATTTTATTGACGTCCCTGATTTTCTTAACGCTTAATCCGGACTGGATAACTTTTCGCAGGGCATTACCTGCCGACTCCCCGTTCATCCCCATCTGATCCATCATGACACTGATGGGGGCAAGACTCTGTGCAGCCTGAAGACCGTCCTTATTCACCATCTTCAGAACAGAGCTGGTTTTAGTGAAGAATGACAGCATGTTGGTGTCGTCAACGCCCAGATAAAACGCCTTCTGAATTGTGTCGAACAGCCCCATCATGTCTTCTGAGGCCGTTCCGGTAGCATCCTGCATCTTTGCGGCAAACTCGGCAGCCGCTTCCGGTGTTTTTTTCAGTTGTACCGCAAGATAAGCTGTCGCTTTACCCACACCACCCAGAATGTTTTCTGCCGGGATCCCCTGACGCACCAGCATCTGCATCATGTTCTGGAAATCAGCCGTTGTACCGGGTAGCTGGTTACCCAGGCCAATAGCCAGTTTATTGATGTCCTGAAAGCGCTTTCCAACCTCGCCGTTCGCATCCATCATGGCGACTTTCAGCCCGGTAGCGGCGTTTTCCTGATCGGCATAAGATTTCAGGGAAAGCGTCAGCCCCGCTGCCAGTCCGCCACCAAGCGCCAGCCCACCCTGTGACGCCTCTTCCGCCTGGCGTTTAAATCCCCGGATTTTCTTTTGCATTTTCGACAGCGCGGGAGAAAGCCTGTCGACACCGGTGATCAACGCCTTAAGCTCAAATTCAGCCATGTGTGCGTTTCTCCTGCTCTATCCTGTTTGCCTGACTGACCAGTAAGGGAATTTCACTGATCGGCATATTCAGCAATTCGAAAGGATTAATGCGCCAGTAGCTGGCGCAGTCAAAGAAGCGATCAGTGAGGTATTCAGCCGTCAGGCCTGGAGGAAAAAACCAGCCACAAGCCACGCCGCTGCATTCAGGTCTGCCGGAGACATCTGGTCGACAGAGCTTTGCGGCACTTTCGCCAGCCGCACAATGTATTTCGACACCACATGCGCCAGAAGTTTGACTGACTCATCCTGATTCATCTGGTAGGGATACCCCAGCTCGCGGACATCCTTCCCGGTGGGCTCATCAAACTCCAGTACGGAGAGTGTCTCGCCATGAGCAGTAATCGATTTCTTTAACTCAAGCTCTTTCATTACTGGTAATCCCCTTCTTCACCGTGGAACTCAAGATCAACCGTGCCTTCTTCGGCATTATGGTTCGCTTCGCCGTGCAGCCAGGCAGACGACAATACATAGACCTGACCGTTCGCCAGCTCGGCAGTGATGGTCATCTCATCAGACGAGGTGATTTTGCTCACCGGAAAATTCTTCGGCACCTTGAAGGTCCCTTTGACATAAGGCGCACGGTGAGTTTCCTTGCGGTCCACTGAACCGTCCAGGCCGATGATGTCATCATTGACCGTCCTGTTCATGGACACCTCAATGCCGCCGGTCAGCGATAGCTGCTGACCGTCAATTTTGAAATAACAGGTTCCCCCGATACGGGCCATTATGCAGACTCCTCTGAATACTGAAGACGGAACTGGTTAACCACGGCAAAAACACGCAACTGGTTAACATAGTCAGGCGGGAACAGCGTGTTCAGGCGGTTCGGATCGCTGGCATCACGCTCCACAACCAGGTACTGCTTAAACAGTTCGTAGTTTTCCACGATCCCCGCACGCTCAAGCTGACGGTAGGTTGCCAGCAGTTCCCCTTTGATTACCGCCGGGGTGACAATCGCCTGACCGGGACCAAAGCGGGTACCGTCGCTGGCAAGCTTGTGACGCCCGTACTTACTGGTAATGACGGATTTCAGTTTGCGCAGTACATACGCGCTGGTATGCAGTGTCTCACTGTCGAGGTAGCTGTTATCCGCAACCCCGTAAGCGTTTTTCCTGTACGTGGTGACATCACGCTGAATGCGCAGTACCCCGCTTTCGACATACGCCGTTGCCACGCCATGAGACAGCAGGGTCTGTTGTTCGGTCATCGTGAACCGTTTCCCCTTCGGCGCAGGCAGCATACCCACCAGCTCACCGGTCTGCGTGGGACGTGCCGGATCGTTGCGGATAAACACCGCTGCGCGGGCGGTACGGCTTGCCGCAAGTTCGTCGGCAGGCGTCTGGGTCTCTTTTTCGTACCCTGCCAGGGTAATGTGCTGCTGGTTAAACTGGTCACCTGCGGTCATCAGTTCTGACAGCGTGCCGATCTTTGCCGTATACACATGCCCATACAGCTGACGCGCATAGCTCCAGCGACCGCTGGTATCGTTCATCTCGGTCACCAGCGTGTTAACGGAGGCCGTGTCGTTGAACGGCAGACCGATATAATCAAACGGCTCATCCGCCATTGCAGCCACCGCGCCGGTGAGAACCGGAGCGCCCGTTCCGGCGGTCCCCGTCGCCACGGCAATCTGTACGCCCGCTGGCAGCACTTCGCCCCCACCGAAGCCGTAGTAATTGAGGCTGACAGGAATTTCATTCCCGCAAAGCCCCTTATGACGCGCGGTCAGTGTGACCACGCCAGCCGAAGATGAAGCTGTAAACGGCAGAGTCGGAACGGCATTGATGGCATCCTGGATACTGCTGGCAATCGTCGTGACGTTATCGCCGTTGGTCACCGGAGCCTGCACGCGGGTACGTCCCACATACACATTCACCGTGCCGGTTTCGGTTGCCTCCCCGGTCACCGTCAGCGTAACCGTTGCCGCCGCGCCTGTGGCTTCCGGAACGGCAATCACATACAGCTCACCAAACGGGTCGGTCTGGCGATAAGCCTCGACCATACGCGCCAGCTGACTTCCCGCACCACAAATCTGGCGTGCATAGTCTGCCGACGGCATTAGCACCAGACTGTTGGCAACAATCTCTGCACCGTTATTGGCATGACCAATCAGCAGCGATGCCCCGCTGTCCTGTGCAGTATTCGCAGCCTGGTTATCCATTTCCGCATAAAACAGCGGAACCAGCGTATTCGACGGAATGGTGTTAAAGCTTATCGTCATCGGTGTTCACCTTTTTATTCACGCGCCGGATATCACCCGCTGCTTCACGGCGCAGCCAGTAGTTGTTCTCATCAACATTTCGCCCTTCGGCGGGCAAAAGGTCGCCGCGGGCAGGGTCAGGCACTGACCGCCCTTTAACAGGTTTCACAAACATGATGATCCTCAGGAAGGAAGGGGTATTTCGGTGTGATGTTCGATATCGCCGTCAGGCCCGTTACCGGGATCGAGATAATCAACATCAATCGCCAGCGTTCGCAGTTCATCCAGACTGTTCAGGTCATCCTGCTGGCGGGTATCGTCTTCGGTCAGCTCGCTGATGACCGAAAAATCGAACTGATAAATCAGCTCATGACGATTCAGATCCAGCAGCGTGCCGCCGTCATAGGTAATCGGGTTACCGCACGCTTCCGGGTTCCAGCCCAGCAGAGCCTTAAAGAGCATCTGCCGGACATCGTCCACCACATCATACGAGGCAAACTGACCGCGCTCATCACGCCCGTTACTCAGTATGACAACCACGGAGAAGCCCTCTTTCAGCTCCTGCCAGTAGTCGGTCTGGCTTTTGTTTTCTCCCGGAGAGTCATCACCCGGTACCACATACGCCGCCGGGAGTCTCAGCTTTCCGACCTCCGGCAGATTTTTGAACTGTGCCGCGCCTGCCACCCGGTTTTCAAAATACGGGCAGCGGGCACGCAGCGCAGCAATAACAGGCGTCAGTTTCATCTGCGTCGTCGCTCCGGCTTCAGTGATTTACGTAATTCCCGCGCCAGAAAATAGCGTGTCCAGCTGCGGTTCTTTTCAAGCGTTTCCACCATGAAGTTATTACGTGGAGCCAGTCGCCAGCCGCTGCCACCGGATGCACCACGATGATG